ATACTCCATGGACTGGGAAGCGTTTACCTTGTAAGTATAGCACAAAAAAAGGGCACCGCAGTGCCCTGTGACAGTTTTCTAACTGTCCTTCTTGTCTAGACGAATGTTATCTGGTGGTGTAACTATAAAATTAAATGCAAAGATTGTCCGTGGTTTGTCGGATAGATTTGGTCTTGCAAAATGATCTGCATATGCAGGAAAAATAAACAATGATCCTTCCTTACAATTTGGTATCTCTATCTGTCTTTTGTTACCATCCCAGAAACTAGGAAGACTCTCATAGAATACAGTTGAGGTGTGAACTTCTGGATCAAAGTCCACATAACATGTTGCAGAGAACCCCTTGTATCCATGATTGTGTATTGCCTGCTCCATGTTTGTTCCAGATGTCTGTGACCATGCCATTGTAATATTATATCCAGCGGCACCAATTTCTCTTCCAAACTGTTGAATTGACTCGCCAAATACTTCATTGGTAAATTCAGCAGCAGCACTTGTCCTCTCAGGATCAAACCTGATGGGATCGTAGTTGCTCAATGGTTGATAACTACCCTTGACATATGGATTCTTCTCCATAAATTCATAGATTCGTTCTTTCTTTTCTGCCCAATTATCCAACTGAATAAGAGAACATGGCCACGGCATTAACTGTCTTATCATTACTCCTCATCTACACGATCTACTGAGGCAATATCACAAACTGGCACCTCATGTTCACCACCAACAATATACCATGGCATCATCTGCCCATGATACTCAGGGTGTGCCTGATACTCTTCAGTATATTCAAAGTCACCGAGATACTTTAGTTCGCTTTCGGGAATATCGTGATCGCGTAACATTGCTTGTAGCTGCAAGTGCAGTAACTCGGGTTGCGTAGGTACTTTCATTGGATCTCCATTGTTTACGAAGTTGTTGGTATTTGGTATCATATGCTGCGAGATCTCTCACTCGCTTGAAGATTTGTGCTGCCCTTGCTTTTACATTCGTGAGGCAATCTTCCTCACAGGTAGATACACTCCCATTTTCTGCATATTTGCGTCCCGAAGAGTGATTGGCATACCGTCTGGCACGAGTGAATCCCATCTCAAGGAATTTCCTTGCCATGTCCATCCCAACGAAATCATTCCGTCGTTTATACTCACAGAACATCTCGTATATTTTATTAGAAGATGTAGTAGCCGTTTCTTCATCTACAAAACGCCAATGAGCACAAATGTCGTTAGTGTAAGGGCGAACCAATAGGACTCCTTGCTCTCCCCTTCCAATACGATAAAGTTTGCGAGTTTCTGTATCTGTAAAGTCAAGGTCCTCATAAGGAAGTTCATAACAAAACTCAAGCATGGTGTCCTACTGACGCTCTGCTACCCTAGCACAGGCGTCAGGGGGTTGTCAATAGTTCTGCCAGATAATATCTCCATATGGGTCAACCACATATGCTTTGAAGAAGTGATCTGAGTCTGGACACTGAGACTCACGTGGGAACCAAGACCCAGCATTAAGAGATGCTACGGTTTCATCTTCAAATCTAATTGTGTTGAAAATACCCTGTTTAATGATATCCAAAACATAATCATCAACAAATTCCTCATACCATGCAGCAACAGTATCTTTAGTTGCCTGTGATAATCTATTATAATCAGTGAGATCAAAATAAATTAGACAGCATTGATATCTCTGTGCATAAGATGCAACTAAATCATATAATTGCAATTCGTTTCCTTGAACAATCATGCTGCACCTCCATTTTGCTCATCAATCTGAGATTGTAAATGTGCGAGGAGCTCATCCAACCATATTTTTCTTTGATCTCTTTCTTCTTGTGTGAGATCTTCTTCATCCATTGCTGGGGGTGGATTGGTTGCTTTCTCATATTCCAGGAGAAGAACACTGAAGTAATTGTTTTCAGTCAATGACTTCATGACAAGATAGTTTGCAATCTTATCTCTGAATAGTTTCAGATAATGTCTACCAATAGGCAAGAACTGCTCATCAGTTGACAAATACTCAATGTCTGGGTTGTCAACAGCAAATACTTTTGTATAAAAATCGGGAGAAATGGGGAACTTAGTTCCCTCTGGGTTAGTTGAGAACTCAGTTGTATCTGTCAGATCTCTCAATTTAGATCTGTATAGCATATACATTTGCTTGCCAGCATCATCCAATGGACTATCTGCACCGATTGCCCAGTCAGTTTCTGACAACAGAAAGTTTCTAGCAAGACGCAGAGAGAATGGAGAAACTGCTTTCTGCTTTTGATACATTCTTGCCAGTTCTTGTTGGAACTCAGCATTTTCAATTGAATCAATTAAATAGAAACCTTCAACTAGTTTATTCTTGAGTTCTTCTGCTTCGGATACAGCAACCTGCTCCATTTCATAGTCAACCCACTGATATTCTCCTGTGGAGAAATTTTTCTTATACTTTCTACGCTTAGCATAGAATGTATTGTTGGTGTACCAGTTAAACATAATGAGTTTATCCTTATCACTATCCCACAGAGGATAGAGGAAAGGCACTAGTTCATCATTCCAGTAAGTTTCTGGAATAACTTTGATCGTTCCGTTGTAACTGATCTCTTGCTGAACTACATCAAGTTGCACCTGTAACACAGGCATATCAGCTGAATTAAAGGTTGACATACTATCTAATATTAGTCTCCGAGTATATTTAGAACGCTTTGATTAGGTACTTACAAAGTCTGTATGGGTGAATCAGAGGAATATCAAAATCAGGATCCAATGTGGCTTGTGGTTCTACCTTGGTGGTTGACTTTAATGTAAGTCTTGCATCGGTAGCACCTACTCCAGAACTATATGTAATTGATGGTCCAGTCTCACCCTGAACAGTGTATGCTAGGGAGTCAACTGCTGGTTTGGAGATTGCACCAGCACTAGGAACAAATACCAACTCCGTTACTTTCTCTTTCCAGTAAATGATCTCCGCAATACCATAATGATCTGTTTCAGCATCATTATCATTTGCACCACTCACATTAGCACGTGGTTGCTCAATTTTAATTTTAGTATTATTTTGCTTTGCTACTGCTGGTAATGCAACAGTATAAGTATACCACTTAGTATCACCAGAAGCACCATCCCATGATTCAGATACAGCAGGAACATCACCAATGAGAGGATCTGTTCTAGTTGCATTTGGATTGATAATAGTATCAATTAGGTTCCAGGTTGTTGATCCTTCTAATTGATAATACATGCGAACAACTTCTTCTGGAGTATCACCACCATTGACTCCATTTCCTCTACATGCTTTGATAGAAATATAGTTTACATTTGATGTGTCAACTGGAACAATCTCAGCATATCTAGTTTTTGATGTTTGGTTGTTTAGACCACCAAATTTAAGATACTTTGTATATCTCTGAGAAGAATTACTTGCCAAAACAATCGCATCTACAGTTCCTGCTCCAACATCAATTGTCGCCGTTGCAACAGTTTCCCCGCCAGCACCATTCAGAACATAAACATATGGTATCTCAGTATATCCACTACCACCAGAAGTTAAATTGATTGCACCGACTGTACCATTACCTGTCAATACTGCTGTTGCTGTTGCACCAGATCCACCGCCACCAACGATTTTAACATCAGGAACTTGTGTTAGTGGTAGTTTGAAGTTGCCAGCAGTTCCAGTTCCTGCACCAGAACTATAGATATCAATATCCCAATCATCGGCGGTAGCAGAACCACGCTCTACAATATCACCGATTGATACTGTTGTATTACCACCCTCGTAACCAACAATCTTACCAAGACCAACTTTGACATATCCATTTCCACCATTAGCAGTAGATCCACTAGAACTACCAGATGCAGATACACCAGCACCACCCTGTCCAACATAAATTTCTGCTGTTGATGGACTATCAAGATCGTTCCAGTTTACATTACCACTCCAAGCAGCAGCACCACCGCCTCCACCACCACCAGGAGTCCAATAGTCGTTGTTATATGTAACAACCATTCTGACTTTTCCTGTTGTTCTCCCAGAAGTGGATAGATTTCCATTGGTAAAGTAGTCGGAACGATAAGAACTTACTCCAGTATTACCACATCCACCACCACCGTGACCACCATCACCAGCAGGACCACCACCAGGACCAGCAGAACCACCACCGTTACCAGAACCACCGAAAGTTAGACCGTTGACGGCACAACCGCCTCCACCGCCGCCACCGCCGCCACCGACGCAACCATAGGCACCACCAGTACCACCAGCACCAGCACCTAGAGGACTTGTAGTTGCCTGCAGTCCAACTGGTGCTCCACAACCGTTTGTACCAGCACCATTATCATATCCAGTAGCACCAGCACCGCCGCCGCCACCAGCACCAACGACAATTTGAGATCCTCTCAACAGAAGTGTTGATGCACCTCCAGCACCTCCATCAGCATCATTATGACCAGAACCACCCGTTCCACCCCTTCCAGAGTGACTTGCAGTACCACCAGAAGGTTGACTATTGCTAGACTGTCCATCTCCACCATTATATCCAATTTGGACAGACCACGTATTTTGTGCAAACGTGCTTAGTTGATCTGATCTCAGTTCAACATATACTCTTGAACCATAAGATCCAGACCATCCACCACGGGCATTACCGCCCTTTCCACCATGAACATAGAATGCAGCAGAAGTTGCATTAGTTACACCAGCAAGACTAAAACTACCATCACTGGTCCTTTCTGTATCTATAGTACCGCTCTGACCACCAACGAATACGTTAACACCAGCACTACCAGCACCATAAAGAACTCCGTCTACACCACCACCAAGGAAACCCTGCAATCCACCAGTGTTTGGATTGTTGGGATAATCTGCATATGGATATCCATTTCCAGATACACCATTACCACCATCACTTCCATCTAAACCATCAGCACCGCCAGTTCCTTCTGAACCAGTTGATGACTTAGTTCCACCATCCCCACCAAGTCCACCCTGTAATCCACTTGATCCATTACCTCTTTGTCCACCACCAGCAACGATATTAATAGCACTGCCATCACCAATTTTTAAACTACTATTAGTTCCATTGTTTCCACTAATGGTTCCTGCAGCACCAGAACCACCGCCACCAACAACTTCATAGTTAAGAACCGATGGAGATCCTGTAATATTACCTAGGTTGATATAATATGGACCACCAGGAGTTCCGAATGTCCACACATCAGAGTAGTCATAAATTGGCGTTCCACCAGTAACAACGTTTCTTCCACCAATGGTAGAATTAGACTGAAATCTCAAAAATTCTGGGTCTGGAATGAATGTCTGGAATTCATATGATCCAGCACCTTGAGCACCAGATGCCAGATAATACTGTTCAGATTCTGGTACTGTTGGGTCCTGAAGAGTTCCATTACCACCATCACCACCTTTATAATCAAAAACATCATATGTTGCAACCGTATTGTCATCGTTTGGTAGTCTTAACAATCCATGTTTATGGGTGAAAACAGTACCAGTAGTTGGATACCATCTCGTAACTCTTCCACTGCCCAATCTATAATCTTGAAGATATCTATCACCACTACTCTCTTTAATCCAACTCTCACCGCCAGGTATAGAGTGATACACACTATGACTATGCTGGAATACACCAGATAGTTTAGTTTCTCTCATAGTAACAGTGACAGTCTGACTTCCAATAATGTCGCAACCAGTCGTTTCAACTACCTGATCATATCCAGATGTAACAATTCTGCCGAGAGAGAAGAATTCATCTTGAGATTCTCTAGCAAAATACCACTGTCCTCCAGTGGTTCCAACGCCAAGAGATGAGTTACCTGCGTTTGGTGAGTTATTTCCAAATACTGGACTGTTTCCTACAATTTTTTTTGCTTTTGTATCTGGTACAGCAAATGTTCCAAGATATGGATCTCCCCACCATTCAAAAACATTTGCTTTATTGATACCCCTAACACCACCAGTATCAGGATCAATTCTAACTACTGCCTGAGCACCAGAACCACCGCCACCAGAAAATGTAACGCTTGGTGGGTTTTGCCAATCATATCCAGAACCAGATTGGATGATATTAACTGAAACAACCTCTCCAGATTGTATATCAATAACAGCAGATGCAGTTGCTTGAATTTCAATACCACTTACAGGTGGTGGATCAACAGTAACAGTGGGATTTGATGTATATCCAGATCCCCCGTTTGTTACATCAATTCCACTACTAGATCTACCACCATAATCATTTCCAATGATAGAATATAGAGCAGGATAATCTGAAATATTATACTCAGATCCATCACAATACAGATATCCTTCATGTGTATATGCTGGATTATCACCAGTTAAATAAGCATTTCCTGAAGTCTCATTTAATGCTGGGTAAGAACCACCTGCTTTGACAAAATTATGGTCAAGACTATTAGCAGTGGTTTTAAGATTAGGTACAATGGATCCGATTGGTGTTGTGTCCACCAACATATCTGTTAAAAATCCTTGTCTGGCGTTTCTATAACTCTGAGTCATAATTAGATTTTGATTAGATATTCCATTACGATGAAGGGAGCACAAGCGGAATCAACAGAAACAGAAGAATCTGTTCCGATTGACATTGTTGTACTTAAATTTTCTGGCGGCACAACAATTGCTCTTGTTTTAATTGTATAATTATGTTCTCCTCTATCCAGATCAATACGGTGATTATGTAGAGTTGGGTCTGTTCCAGCGGCAATTGTTAAATCAACTGTATCTGTAACAATATTCTCAACGTCTGTTGTAGCAGTGGCATCATTTACAGAATCGTTTGATTGTAAAGGAACAACATCATGTAAACTGTTGTTATCAAAATCTAGTGGAACTCCAGGATATCCCTGGGCATATGTGACTGGAACTTGATTTGTAAATGATGCGTCATCACCAGCACCAACACGAACACATATACCAAAAGCTGATTCTGCGTTTTTAAATCTGACAGTATTACTACCATCAGGAGAACCCTCCAACTCAGCACCATCCAAGTCGTATTGATCATTTGATATACAATTGTATGTATATTGTCCAGCACCAAAAATACAACCACCCCAGTAAACTGTTTCCTGTTCACCAACAACAAATTGCTGTCTGGAAGTTGGTCCACCACCTTCTCCAGGACTCCACTTGCTCATTGCTCTGCATGGTTCCTGAGCACTTCCTGGCTCTCCACTACTATTTGTAGTAGCATCTAACCAGTCCTGAATTGCAATAGTAGAAGCGTTTCTATAACTAGTTCTACCTTCCGCAACTGGATTATTGCTAGAACTTTCTAGAACTGAGAGATTTCTTGCTCTTACAGCACTATGAAAGTGCGTATGGGGATGAACTGCGTTTTCTTCAACTCCCTCAGAATCTGTGTAATGAGTATCACCAGCATAATTCCACCCAGGTCTACCACGAATTGGAATCTCCTGACTTGGGACAGTAATAGATCCAGAATATGTAATGTTTACATCTGTACCAATTGCTGATGCAACCTCAATGCCAATACCAGATCTACTAACTTCATTTCCTAGAGCATTATCCAATCGTATGTTATTATACAAACCAGCATTAGCACCAGAAGTTGGTTCTGGATATTTAGAACCAAGATCTGGAACCATAAACTGAGTATCAGCTAATTCATCAAAGAATGTTCCGTCTGCATTTCGTCTAGCAAACTTACATGCAGTTCCTACCCCTAAGACTGCTGCTAGTGCAGGATAATCGTCAGCAAGGTATTTCGTGCCATCACATTTTAAGTAACCTGCTGGCAAATTTTGTGCGTTTAATGCGTTTGTAGGGTCGCCTTCATATTGAACTGGCCAGATAATAACCTGACCAGTTAAGTTTCCATATTTTGCTCGTTCTTTTGCGTAAAATGCTGGCATCAGTATGCTTTGATAATGAACGTCATGGTAACATTTGGTTGTGAGGTATCACATGTAATATTTAGAGCATTTTCTAGACTATCAGCGGTAAGTGAAGACCCATCTGCATCATTTGCTGTATGCGATGGAGGACTTGCCATAGATCCAATTGTCTGATTAATTTCAAAACTTCCGTGGTTATGTGCTCTAAAAGACTGCTCTGTTGGATCTTTATTTTCCTTGGCAAGGTTAAGCGACATTGGCCAAGAACCATGCCTAAAAGTAAGATCAACTGTACCACTATTTCTTGCAGGAAGATTTATTCTAACTTCATACACTGGATTTGCTTCAGTTCCCGTATTTTCAATACTTTGAACCATACTTCCCTCACGCAAATAGTGGTACTTATTGTCCCTGTCTTGAGTATTCACGTACATTAGTGGTGTGATCTTATCATATTGATACCAATTAATGGCACCAACACTATAACTTCTTCTGAGATCCGTTCCAGCAGGTAAAGTAAATGTATTAGACTCTGCCGTAAGAGTAACGCCAGACACAGTAAATACTGGTGCTGTTTCTGGATCATCAATCAATCCATCTGCTCTAATTGGAGATCCAGTATTGTAACCAAAGAAATTGGGTCTAGACCTTTCTTCCATTGGTCTTGGGAAGTATCCAGTATGACAGGGAGTTTTGTGTGTATCTACTGGCACAGTGTCAATGATTTGATCTGTCTGCTGTCTAGCAAAAACAGTTTGTGTATAAGTCGTAGATGCCTGTCCAGATCCACCGCCTGCCTGAAGAATATCGGTTGTAGTCCAGTTGTCTTCACCAGCAGGAACAAATCCCCAATAATTTTTTCCCGTGCTGTCGTTAACAAACTCCATAAAAGTATCACACCTAGGAAGAGTGTTTTCCTTAGTTGGGTCACCATAAAATGTCAATCCTACAGCACCTTCTTGCCATGTAGTTGGTTCAGATTCTGCAAGTTGACATGTGTTTGGACCTTCAGTTGGGTCACAAGGACCACCAGTGCTTGCTTCACCCGTCATATCAATACCCTGGTCAGTTCTGAATACCATCGGACCAGAAGCGTTCGGGTTAACTGAGCTCAAACTATCACTATGACCGTGAGATGGTGTATGATTGATTCCCAGTTTTCTGTTTAAAGTATAAACTGTTTCCAAAAAGTCTGGTGCTGTCAGGGTAATATTATCAAATTTAAAATATAGATTTCCTGCCAAGTTTAGTGAGAAATCAATATCACAACTTGCTTCATATGTTGTGTTAATAATTTCTGTTTCGCCAAAATCAACGATTAAATCGCCAAGTGTGCTTCCCTGCGAATCGTAAACAGCGTCAGCTGGATTAGTCTGACCCATCTGATATGCAGGATCATCTAAGTAAGATCTTTCAAGATCCATCATTACGGTATTAGATAACTGAGGAAGTCTAAATGTTCCTTCTGTTCCGTAATATGGAAACTGATAATGATTTCCACCACTATCAGTCATATCACCACCGTAGGTGTCTCCTAACGCCGCTGCTAATAGTGGGTAATCAGCAGCGTTAAGTGTTTGTCCTGTACAGGTAATCCAACCTTTAGGGATATTAGACTCTAGGAATCCAGTACCCCCATCCCCTCCCCAGGGCATGATGGTGCCAATCTTGGCAGCCCTCATGGTCTTTAGTGAATCGTATCTTACTGTCATCTTTTCTTAGATCAGAGTTCCATCAACCACCAACCGCGTAGTGATGGTGGAATTGTTCTTGCATCTGCAGATCCTTCAATGTCAACCGAACCAGCGTAAACTAGACCGAATGATGCATTTCTAGACTGAATGACAAGTTCGCCTGAATCCCATGCTGTTGTTAGTGTTTGGTTAGCACCAGCGTCAATTCTTGATCCAGTTGTATCACCTTGAATTGCAGTAGCGATATTGTTAATCTTCTTCGCTCTGATGATTAGACTTGTGTTGTATGTCAGGTTTCCACTGAGTTCAACAAATCTGATCATATCACCAGTTTGAGCATTATCTGGTAGATAAAGAACCATATTGCTACCGCTAGAAGCATTGACCATGTAGTTGTTATTAACTTGTAGTGGGTTGTCCTGTTGCTGACCAATGCCAGTTGTTGGATCAAACGCGACATAAGTGTGTCTTCTACCACCATTGCCAGTCCAATACTTCTCAATTCCGAAGGAGTCAATAGCGTTGTTCTGATAGATTCTAAAGTCTTTAGCACCCTCAGTTCCACCAACTCCCGTTCCACCAAGGTTGTCAATGTGGAACATGACTTCAGTTCCCTGCTCATCCTCATAGAGCTTACCTTTCTGGTAATAACGCTCACCAAGATAAACATCACCTTCGCGGTTTGTAACTCTAAATGAAGTCTCAGTAGAGCAGATGCCATTCTGCTGACAATCATCATAGTAGACTTTCAGATCACCATAGAATGTAGCAGCACCCTTGAGGGTCATGCCATTAGTATTTTCAATGGGGTCTTCAATAGATCCGTCACCAGCGTGACCATCATCATTGGAGATAGAAAGAACTAGAGTCTGTCCATCAGAACCATACATCCTGAATGCACCACTGTATAGTGTGACATCATCATAGATCTTAGTATTACCACCACCAAATAGATCAACAATTGGTGTTGTAACTGCATTAGGATATCTGATGCTCTTAGGAAGTTTAATCGCAAAGAATGCATCAAGAGATCCATCAACACTATCTGGCAAGAAGAACTCATTACCAATTCTAACGAGAGTGATATAATCAAGTTTTGGTGAGATTAGATCAGCATCACGGAGTGTGATTTCTAGTCTTAGATCACTGGTGTTTGGTGTTCTTGCCTTGAGTGCAGTAGCACGTGCTCCTTGTGTTGCGGGAATATCATGTAGGAGTGTTGTTGTTCTGTCATACTTATCAAGTTTGACAACATTGACACCAGCAGCGAAGTTTTGTGCTGTTGTTCCTTCTTTTCCACGACCGCCAGTAGGATATCCAGCATTGCTGGAAGTTGGTAGGAAGAAATTACCACTCTGTTCGTATGGAGTGTCTGTAATTTGAATGATCTCAATCTGAGATCCATCAACATACATTGCACATAGATCACCGACGCTAAATGCATCAAGATTTGACTGAATTTGAATGTTGCTAGTAGCAGCAACGATAGAAGTTGCGAGAGTTGTGAATGGTCCACCACTAATTACAGACTGTGGATTGTGTCTATAAACATGTACTGCATCGGTGTCAGCGGTATAAGCTGCAGGTGAAGTTCCAAATGCCTCAGCAACCATGAATACAGTACCATGGACATTTCCAATGGTTGTATCACCCGTGCAGGTATCAACCTCAAAGGTTGTGATTGGAATTGTATTACCATTTGTGATGGTAAGTTTGTTGTTGGTTGGTGCGTTAGTAAATGGAGTTGTGCAGCTACCATTTATAGACAGTTGACCGTTAATGGTTGTGGTTTCTGAATTGAAAATTGTATCGCCAGTTGTTGTGTCAACCTCAAATACAGTCTCTTCATTTGCAGTATCACAACCATTCTTGATCTTGAACTTCTTGGCAATTTGATCAAGAAGTTCCTTGACCTTGAAGACTTCACCAATATCAAATACACTGTTGTTTGCACTTGATTCTCTACCGATGATTACATAATCACCGATGGCAATAGAACCACCAAACTGTGCGAGATAAACGTTCTCATCATTACCAACATCATCAATTGCTTGCTCGGTCCAAGTAGCATCAAACTGTACGATACACTTGTAGATAGCAGTTCTATCTGGATGTGCAGTGCTGACACCAGTGAAAGTACCGAATGGTTCTCTTTCAACAACAATGTAGTAAGGGGCAATGCTAATTCTTGGTAGAGAAACAACTCTTACAAATTCAACATTGCTTCCAACTGAGTTGGTATTGTATCTGAAATTGGTGATGCCATAGTTGTCATATTGATATCCACTGATAACCTGCTGATAAATCTGGAATGTAATACCAGCACCCTGTGACTGAATTGGAATATCAAGTTGCAGAGTGGCATAATTCTTAGATTGATCAACCCATCTTACAAATGTTGGCCAAGTAGATGGATCTGCATCATCTAGATCTGTTGGTGTAATAAATCCAGCAGAAGTCCATGTTACACCATTATCGGTGGAATAACGGATCTGTAGTCCTTCATTTTCAGCATCTGGTATTTCGCCACCATTGCTACCATTACCAACAAAAACATCAATCTCAACACTAGTGACAGATCCATTGTTGTTCAAGAATGAAGCATCAATTTCACTGAAAGTGACGTAACGTGGACCAGTTGTAGTTTCTTGGAAGATTGAACGGAATCCAAGATATCTCTGACCAGCGTCAAAACCACCATCGTTTCCTACACCAGTACCAGAATTAAAGACTCTAACACCGCCTCCAACGTCTGCAATAATGCCCTGTGGAGCATTGCCATCAAGGTAGGTGCCGAACTGTGCTTCTACAACAGATGCTGTTGCAGAGTCAGGAGAATCAATCAACAGGATGTCATTCTCTTGGAAGTATGGATTGCCATTAGCATCCAGTGACTCTCTGAGAAGTGGTAGATAGTATTGGTTACCAGTTAGTGCTGGTAATGTCTGAGGTTCAATCTCTGGGTTGCCACCGATGTTGGTGATTTCCTGCTGATAGTTAACACCACCCCAGTTGCCGCTACCAACCGTGTCAACCTCGTTATACTGAGAATCTCCACTGACATATCTCTGAACGTCAATTAGATCAACATTGCTATTGAACAAGTTGTTGCCAAGAATACCAGTTACATGAGCAATTCTGTTACTTCCTGCTTGTGCTCTAGTTGCAACAAATGAGTATGATGCAAATCCACCACATAGAGTCATATCAGAGTTGAATCTAGCAGTAGAATCAACGATCAGATTGTTTCTGATTGTGGTGCTACCACCCTGACCACCGATGGTGATCTGTGATGCGTTGGTAGCAAAGTCAAGGACAGAAGTTGCACTGTTTCCTGCGAAGAACTCAACAGTTCCTGCAGTAGATGACAATCTAACAGTGTCAGTTAGACCTCTTCTGGT